AAAAAATAAAAAAACTAATAAAAAAACTAGTAAAAAAACTAATAAAAAAACTAATAAAAAAATACCAAATCATAAAAAATCAAGAACACATAGAATGCCTAGAACAGTTCGTCCACCAATGGATGCAAACATTGAATTCAATAATATACATGATAAAGGCGAAATGATAAAACTTCAATGTAGTCCAAAAGTGAACCAAAAAGAATTTTCTTGTTATGAAGATGAAACATTATATAAATTAAGAGACCTTTGGAATGCTAGACATGAAGATAATCAAATTATAACAAATGATACTAGAGAAATTTGGTTTAGATTAAAAGAAAATATGAAAGGTGTATGCAATAAAGAATCATGTTGGTTGAAACAAAAATTTGTAGATGGTAAATTAAACAAAGAATTAAAATCATCATTTGCGCCACAAGCACCTAAGGAATGGAAAAAGAAACCAAATGATTGGCTCTCTAGTTTAGAAATATTAGATGTAATGAAACAATATGAAAAAGCATATAAATGTTTTGAATTTATTGGACCGTCGCCTATTGATTTTGATGTAAAGAAAATGTATGGTGAATGTGTATGGGATGAATTATGTAATTTCAGTGTTGCTGAACAGTTGAAAAACGGTAAAACAAAAATTGGAATGGTATTTAATACAGACCCACATACAAAAGAAGGAGAACATTGGATAAGCATGTTTGTTAATATAAAAAAAGCTGAAATATTTTATTTTGATAGTGCAGGTGATAAAATATTGCCAAAAATAAATAAATTAGTAAAAAGAATTATTAAAGAAGGTAAGAAAATGAATCCACCAATTGATTTCAAATTTGACCAAAATTATCCAGTAGAACATCAATATGGTGAGTCCGAATGTGGTATTTATTGTATTTATTTTATTGTTCACATGTTAGAAGATAAAATAACTGCTGAATATTTAAAAACCCACATTATAAATGATAAGTATATGGAAAAATTTAGAAAAATATATTTTAATAAAGAAGAATTATAAACAACATAATAATGTGTAAATTATGTAAGATAAATTATATAAAAAATAAACCATATATAATTTATGACAAATCAATTCAATAATTATGAAAATATGATAATGTTATGGGAAATAATTCATGATTTATATACTAGTGATGCAGAAAAACAAGGCAAAACTATACCTTCAACAATAGAATCCAGTATAAAGGAAAATTTCATAAAAAATTCTAATAGCTTTCTTGAAAATGCTATTAAATCCAACACTCAAATGGATTTGCTTACTTTGAATAAAATATTTATTTCTAATTATGTAAATAACATAAATAATACAAATAATACAAAAAAAGAAACAGCAATCACAATAAAACCTCTTAAAATAGAAAAATCAGAACCTGAACTCATTACATTTGAGGAGATTCAAAAAAATAGAAGAAATCAATTTGAAGAGACATTAAAATTGAAGCAGAAAGATTTTGAAGATTCTATGAAAAATTCTCTTCCAGAACCAGTTGAATTTAAAGTTAGTGATATTGATGAACCAATTGGAGAGATGGAAGAATTAATTGCACGCACAGTTGCACAAAGAAATTTTGAAATAGAACAAATACATAATCAATATGCAAATCCAAAAGATGCTGAGAAGTGGCTTCAACCTCAAGAAACTTCTCTACAATCTGAAAAAATGCCTATTAAAGCAGGTTCAATAGACCAAAGATATGAAATATATCCTGAATCAAATTCATTCAATAAAAACTCCGCAACATTAATAAAGGATGATAATAAACATGTTACTTGGGGAAATAATATTACATTCAATATTGAAGAGAGAAATGAAACTGATAAAACAACTTCTACTATATTTTCCAAATTAAAAATAAGAAAATTTGAAAAACCTGAACCAGTGTCAAAGGATAATAATGAATTAAATGACAATAATGATGAATTAATGCAAATTATAAAAAATCTTCAAGAAGATGTAGGCAATCTTAAAGATAATTTGAAAAATATAAATACAATATTAGGACAACTTTTAGAAAAAAATTGATAAAAGATTTAAAAATATAAATAAATGTATACTATAATTAAAACAAATGAAGTTCAATTGGATTGTACTTTATTTCATTAATTTCTTCAATTCCATGAGAATAATAAGTTCTTTAAGCCCTTTTAAAAATATAATATTTAATCCTTCTTTATATTCTAAAAAACTTACAAAGTGTGATTTTATGAGTGATAAAGATAACAGTTACTGCGAACTTTTCAATTACAAAGATGTAAAAACATCAAAACATATGGACTTTACTAGTAAAATGAGTATTATTAATAATAAAGGTTTACAAAATCAAGATAAATTAAAAACAGAAGCACCAGAATTCATTATTTATTGTGAGGATTGGTCATGTGGAGAAGTGGAATGGGAATTTGCAAAAAATGAAGATAAGCGCATTTACACATTAATTATTCCTCCAACTAAAAATAAAAGGTATTTATCAAATAATAATAATAATAATTATGAAAATAATTATGAAAACAACTTAAAGAAAATAATGGCTGTATCTTCTGGATTAATTCGCGCACTTTATGAGGATATTGTTAGAATAGAAACCATTTTAGATAAATTGCATAATATTGATTTTGTACATTATATCAGTGAAACTTCATTAATAGATGCATTCACAATATCATTTATTGGTATGTTATCTTTGGGATACAAACAAAGCATAAAAACAGAACTTTATATCTTGAAGTCTCAAACAATAACGAAAAAAGAATTAACATTGACAGAAATAGAAAATTATTTGAAATTGCAAAAAATTATCAAAACATTTGCATTTTGTTTATTATTAATATTTACTAAAAATGTCAAATCAGTAGAGTAAAAATTATACTTTTATCAAATTTTCTTGAATACTTTTTCACCTTTTGAATCAATTTCAATAACACCTATTTGTGTTGGTTCCACTTGTGAGTCAACAAGTGCACGCTGATAACTATCATAATCATAAATATTATAAAGTTTTGGACTTAATTTTCGCGCAATATATAATTTACCTTTTAGTTTTAGTTCTTGTCCTCTCCATTCAATTACTTTTTTATTGATTGATTTTACAGTATCTTGTTGTTCATTATTTATAGAAGGAATATACGAAAAATCCCTTGGGTTTGCTTCAGGAAATTGCAAACAATGTAATTGTTCCTTGGAACCAACTTTTGAATAAATTGCACAATCAATAGAAGCTTCTTTAATAGATGTTAATAACTTATTAGAAACCTCTTCTTTTATATTAGAAATTTCATAAAGTGCTTCATCACTTGTAAAAGGTATTTCTGCCATTTTTGAATTACTTGTTGTACCAATTGGATACTTTCTTTTGCTCTTATCTTTTAATTTCAATTCAATCGCACCATCACTATCCATCTGAGAAGCAGTAAATGTCATTAAATAAAGAAACACCTCCACAGTTTGTAATGCTTGTGGAAGTGCTTTATGACTGCAAATTCTACGAGCACGACCAACAACTTGGTCAATACGTGCTGGATTCCAATAAGGTTCCATAATATGAACATAACGAGTATTACGAAGATTGATACCTTCGGAACCTGATGCAGTAATCATAAATACTTTGATAATCTCTCCCATATTGTTATTATTTGCAATTTTCTTCAGTTCTTGTGTAAGTTTACTACCTTCAGGCCAATCACCATTATAAATATTACGAATCATTTCTTTTTCTTCAGCAGATTCTGTTCCAGTATAAAGAGCATATGTAGGTTTACCACGATTTTCTGGACTAATATCTAACTCCCAATCACCTGTTTCATCTTTTCTAATTTTGAATTGTGTGAAACCATTATAATCCAATACTAGAGTAAAAATACCAATACCTTCTAATGTTCTGAATTGACTATATACCAAATGATTACCTAAATGGTCAGGGTCTTCAATATTTTCTAATATATTTAAATATTTAGGACTGTATTTCTCTAATGCACTTTTGCTCAAATATTTAGATGCATTCTTTTTCAAACAATCAAATGCAGCTTCAATTCTCTTGAGATAACCAGCATCTCCAATCTTTTCAAGCACTTCATCTCCATCATGATCCATATCTTCTTCTTCTGTCAAATCACGATTCTCATTGCTGGCAGGAGGTTTTCCAAAAATTTTTTCAAAAGATTCAATTAGCTCTTTAAGACGCTGTTCGCCAAGTTTGCTTTGTTCTTGTTCATAAAATTGGTCTACTGTCAGCTCTGGAACTACTTCAGCTGCAGATTCGTCCTTAGGACATTCAAATGGTTCGGTTTCTTGACCAGCTCTTATTGGAACTGGGCGACCTGGGGGCCTTGGCATGACAAAGTTGCAATAAAGACGAGAGAAAATACGATATGTAGAAGAGGGTTCTTTATAAATACCATTTTCGTCTATTTTCCCCTTCTTCTTCTTGTTTTGATTTTCTTGTTCTCTTTCTGCTTCTCTCGCCAATTCATATATAACAAATTGGTAATCACTCATTGGAACCTTTATAACTTTGAAATCAACAAGTTTTTCATATCTTGGAAGTAATTCTTCTTGTGCACTTTTATAATAAGATGTAAGACCCATAATACGGCGTTTAAATAAATCGCTATTCTTGATTCCACCTTTTTCAACATCTACAAATAAATTCAAAAAATCATCTAATTTATCAGGCAAACCCTTGAACATATGAATTTTAATATTACTCGTTATTACTTCAATACCAGCATCTCTTAAAATTTTAATTATTTTTCTTTCAAAATCACTATCTGTTTCTTGACCTCTTTCTTTAAAAACTTTTTTTCCAGTAATAGCATCTTTTCTCTCTTTATCTTCATTTGATACTCCATGATAACTTCCATCTTTCTTTAATTTACTTTCAAACCCAAAAGGATTACGAGTAATCATAAGTTTCTTGTTAGATGCACTATATTCAATATAATCATGTAACTTTTCTTGTTCAAAAATTCTCTCTATTTCAGATTGATTTACCTTTCCACTTGTTTTCACATCAAGAGGAATTTCCCATGTTTTGATATATCCTCTTAATATATTGAACATAATACCTAACTCATTTGGATAGTTTATAATTGGAGTACCTGAAAGCAAAACTATCTTTGCATTTTCTGCCCGAAGTAACATTTCATAAAGTATCAAAGAGAGAAATATACTCACTCTCTCTCTTTTCCCATTTTTATCTAAAGGAATTTCTTTTTCCTTAGATAATTTATTCACTATTCGGCTTACAAAGTTATGTGCTTCATCTATAATAACAACAGAATTATCAAATATATTTCTCTCAAAGTTATCAGAAAGAATGCGGAATTTATCTCTCCTCAAACCATTATAATTAATAAATTGATACTTTGAATTAATCATTTCTTCTAATTGTTCATTCAAACTTTTCTTTTGTACTGAAGAGAGACTATCATAATTTGCATCAGACTCTTTTGCATTCACTAGCCATGCTCCCTTATTCTTAGCAATATATTCTACTGGTATATTGAGAACACTAGAGAGAGTTTCTAATGTTTCTGGATTAGCAGCTGTTGAAATCCATTCCCAATATTGATTTTTCCTGTAGAGAGGGTCGCCTCCCTTTTTCAGCTCCTCTATATAATTTCGGCGAAGAGAGGCTGGCAACATAATTATCACTTTTTTAGCACTCTTCATTCCCTCTGCAATTGCAATGGATGAAAGCGTCTTACCCGCACCTAAACCAAAATATAAAAGAAGACCACGATAAGGTGTATATAAGTTCAAGTAATCACGTACAATTTTTTGATGGGTTAATAATGTTACATCTTCACTTAGATTACCAATAGTATCACAAGTAACTGGTTCATCATCATTTATGACCTCATCTCTATATCCTTCAAATAATGAATTGATAAAACTGACAAATATTTCACGATTATTCATGTAATAACTGCTAACTTTATAAATAACATTTGGTTGTTTTGGCGGTAAGCGTCCAATAACACTTTGACCATCAATTTCTACCCATTCTTCTGGACTCAAAACAACAATCCCTTTTTTGGGTTTTGAAGTACGACGTTTTTTAGGACCTTTAACCTCTTCTTCTGCTTCTGCTTCTGCTTCTGCACCCAAATCTTCAACCTCAATACCAGGCGCCTCTTCTTCATCTTCAATTAATTTCAAAATTGGCTTTTTTTTAAGTTTTTTAACTTTAGGACGAATAATTATAATTTCTTCCTCTTCTATTTGAGGAGCTCCTTCTTTTTCAATAACCTTTACTTTAGAAAGATTTGTCCTTTGAAGTCTTGCGCGCAAATTAGCAATATCAAAATCATCATGGTCTTTTCTTACATCAGCAATTTTTATATTTTGAATTTGTACCTGTGGATTTTCTTGAAGAGGAACATTTATTTTTATTTTCTTCATGGCTTGCTCTTCAGTATTTGGCTTCGCCCTTAATTTTGATTTGAATGATTCTAAAGGATTGTAACTCATCACTTATATAAATTCAATATATTTATTTGTATGAAATTTCTTCAAATAAATATATTTATAACTATATTATCAAATATCTAATTTTCCTAATGCTTCATTACAAGCTAATTGCTCTGCTTTACGTTTAATTTTATGTTGTCCCTGACCTAAAAACAAAAATATTTTACCTTCATTTGCATTCATATATTCATTTACTGCAGAAAAGGTTTTCATGTCATCAATATGAATTGCATTACTAGGTATCATATTATAAATATGTTGTCCAACACATAAATAAACACCCATTTTATATCCATTTTCAATATCATGTTCAATTTCTAAATAATGAGGAGTAACCTTAAATTCTTTTTGTATTTTCACTTGCAAAATATTTTTATAATTATCATCATTTTGAATAAGAGCAATCCAATCTATATGCTTCTCAAAAATTGCCTCTACAAATTTCTGTGCCATTTGAAATCCTGGACCAGTTACAAACATATTTTGAAACCATCCTTCATCATCATTAACAACAATTTTATTAAAATCTAAAAAAAGTGCACCCAAAAATGCCTCAAAAAGACAACCTAGTTTCTTCAAATTTGTTCTTATTTTCTTTTCCTCTGCATGTTTTGATAAAATCAACCATTTATTAAGATGCATTTCCATGGCAATTTTTCCAATTGCTTCATTTTTAACAATGGCAATTTTTTTTTCTGTCATAAATCCCTCATTCTCTTTAGGAAATCTACGATATAAATAATATTTAGTAACCAATTCTAATACTCCATCACCTAAAAATTCTAACCGTTCATTTGATTTTGTTTTTAATGATAAACAATCATCTGGTTGCTCTACAATAATAATATTTTGTAATGCATTTTCAAAAAATGGACGTTTAGTGTAAGAGCGATGGACAAAGGCACGCTTATATAAACTCAAATTATTCACTGTTCCTGGTATTCCATATTTAGTGAGAATAGATTGAACATCATTCAATGTAATCTCAATATTTAAGGAATTATATGGATTAAAAACAAGTCCTTCATCTGTTCGGGAAATATCATCATCATGTAATAATTCTTTATTTTGGTCCATTTATATAATTAAAACATATTCTTTTATATCATTTTTTATTATCTTAAAAATAAAATAATATTAAGGGTATATATAAATGACAGGTATGACTTATCATTTCGGCAGAGCCGGCAGAAATGTCGAATCTATTTCTAATCGCGGTTGCGCAACAGGAGGTTCTTGTGGTGGTGACAAGAAGGCTGGTATTGTAACATTTGGTACTACTTGGACACGTGGAAATATGGGTAACTATATTTTTAGAGCTCCTCAAAGTGTCCCTCCTCTTCCAATCTTCTTACTTAATACTACAAGAAACCCAACACAAGGTACAAGATACCAAGTTTACCGAAGAGGCGGTGGTCTAGGATAAATACCCCCATAATTTATAAAATAAAAAGGTCTAAAAATAAACAAATAAATATATTTGTAAAAATAATTTAATAACTTCTTACTAAATTATTATAATGATTATTAAAATAGATAATAGAGAGACACAATTAATCAAATTATGTCAACATTATATTGAAACTATTCCTAACTATAAAGACCTACAAATAGTTGTTGAAAATTTACCACTTGGCGATGTTATTATTTGTGGAGATAATAATGAAGAAAAGGTGCTTATTGAGAGAAAAAGTTTAGCAGATTTAGCAGCAAGTATTAAAGATGGTCGTTATGAAGAACAATCCTACAGATTAAACGGTTCACTTGTTCACAATCATAATATTATTTATTTAATTGAAGGTGATATTCATAAAATGAACCAATATCAATCTAATATATTTCAGCAAAAAATAGACAAATCCACTCTTTATTCTTGTATTATATCTCTTAATTATTTCAAAGGATTTTCTGTTCTTCGTTCTTTTAATTTAGATGAAACAAGCATCATAATTTGTAATATGGCATATAAAATTAATAAATCTGAGAAAGATAAAAAATTCGCATATTATTCAAATAAAATAAATAAAATTTTAGGAAGTGAAGGAGAATCTGAAGTGAAAGAAGATGAACAAGAGCAACCAGAAAAATCCGGAAAAGATTATTGTAATGTAGTAAAAAAAGTAAAAAAGGAAAACATTACGCCTGAAAATATAGGCGAAATTATGCTTTGTCAAATACCAGGAATTAGTTCAACAACTGCTTTAGCAATAATGAAAAAATTTATAACAATTGATGCATTGATAATACAGTTGAAACTAGATCCAACTATTTTAAAAGATTTATCTTATACAAATGAAAAAGGGCAAACTCGCAAAATTAGTAAAACTATAATAGAAAATATTCTAAAATTTTTGTATCATAAATAATTTGTAAATAACAATCTAAAAAATTATTATGTATTTTATATTATTTTCTTTTCATTCTTTTTATATAAATGACAAATAAAGAAAATAATATTGATCTTGATATTAAAAATTATTCAATTTATGATTTAGAAACTTTATTTTCATTATCAAAAAATTATATACACGACGACATTATTGAAAACAAAAATAAGAAAATTTTAAAGATAAAAAAAGCAAATTATGAAAAAAAATTAAAAGAAACATTGATTGATTTTTTTGAAAATTCAGCATTAATATTAAAAAATAATTTGATAATTGCTAATAAAGTTATAGGAGAAACCATAGGAGAAACAATAGAAGAGAAAATTAATTCTATAAAAGATGATAAATTGTATCTTACAACATTTCCTACAAATATTTCAAAAAGTAATTTAAATAATCTTAGAAGACAGTCATTAGTAAAAACTCTTTCTTTTAATACATTATTTAGAAATAATTTAGCAACAACTATTTCAACAAATTGTGATTTTAATTTACCTATTATTTTAAAAGATGTAATTGCATTAAAATTATCTTCTATTGAAATGCCATGTAGTTATTATACATATTCAAATCATTTAAAAAATAATATTTTTTACATTAAAGAAGATATATTAGAGGATATATTGGATAATAATTTTTCAAAAGGTTTTGTAGAAATAAAAATACCTGAAGGAAATTATTCTTCTGAAAATATTGCGGAAATTATTGGCAATACAATCAATAATAAATTAAACTCAGAAGAAAGATTTGAAGTAAATATTGATTCAAATACAGGAAAAATTACAATATTAAATACAGTTAACAAATTTAGTATAAATTTTAATAATAAAATAGGTGGATCAGATAATAGAAAATTATATAAAAATTTTGGTTGGACACTTGGTTTTCGTAAAGATATTTATCGTGGATCTAATTCATATACTTCTGAGAGTATTTATAATTCAACAAATACTGAATATTTCTATTTTTCATTGAATGATTATAATATATCTAATTGTGATACTGTTATAGCAATTTTTGAAGAAAGTTTTTTAGAGGATAATTTATTAGCCAAAATACCAATTAATGTAGAGAATTTTCAGTTTCTTTTAAATAACAATAGTGATTTTATTTCAAAAAGAAGAGAATTTTTTGGACCTGTAAATATTCAAAAACTTTCTATAAAATTATATAACAAATATGGTGAAATCATATTTTTAAATGACATGAATTATTCATTTTCTATAGAATTTGAATTATTATATGATTTATAAATTTCGTTTTATTTATTATATGCAATTTTCTAATAATAGACAAAGTTTTGGATTATTTGGAAATTCTTCAGTAGTTTCAAACCCCCAAAAAAAATTTGATAAACTAATTGAAAAGGTTTTTACATCTGATTTTATTGATCCACTTTTTAATAGAAATATTGATAGTTTGATAATAAATATTGATAATAAAAAAATTTTTAAAGATGAAACAATAATAACAAATAAAGAATTTAGAAAACTTCCTTCTGCAAAATTAGCAGAAGGAGCAATTCAAGGAATTTATAAATTAATTGAAACATATAATAAATATAAATCTTTAGAAGAAAATTATGAATCTATGCTTCTTGAAAATAGTAAAAAAGATTATACTAAAATTAATACCGCACTAAATGTAAATATTGATATTTCGGTAAAATATTTGATTTATTTAGAAAAATATGGATTACCTGAAGATGGTATTTTTGATGAAGAAAAACTAGAAGATATTTAGGATACTTTAAATTATTGTAACAAAACCAAAACATTAGATTTTTAAAATAAGTATATGAATTATAAAAAATAATATTTTTTAACGAAAAATATTATAATATAATATAATATAAATGCCAATATTCAATTGTATTATTCCAATTCAGGCATCTTTAACTTCAAATACTTTTTTAGGTTCTGAAAATATTTCTAATAATAATAATGCATTTGATTATATATTCGTTTCACCACCTGAAAATTCTGTTTTAGATATTAGATTATTTACAGAATGTTTTTATTTTACAGCTGACGATGATACTGGAATTATTTGGACTCTTAATGAAGAAAAATTTGGTAAACTAATAAATGGTTTAAATTTATCTATTACAGAAAATATGTGGAAAATAAATACCTCTCGTTGTTTTCCAAATACAACTCCTGAACAATAT